ACTTGGTTAGCGTGGTTCGGTGATCTCGGTGACATTCGCAAACGTCAAAAACCGATTATGACTTATGAGCATACTTTCAATGATGGCCACGGATTGATTGAGCTGGAGATTATATTTCTTGCTCTCGATCGTCCGGATGATGTGCGCAAAGTAAAATCGCTGGAGCTTACAGGTGTGTATCTTAATGAACTTTCGGAACTGCCCAGCAATGCGCTGGCGCATTTCAAAGGCCGCGTTAACGGCCGTTATCCTTCACGATCTTTCTGCCCCGATCCTTACTGGTCGGGTATTATCGCTGATACTAATCCTCCTGAAATCGATCATTGGATCTATAAAGATTTCGAAGTTGCGCAAGTAGAAAACTATAAAATATTTCATCAACCACCTGGGCTTTTAAAAGCTGATGATGGAACGTGGTTGCGTAATCCAAACGCTGATAACAGCAATAATTTATCTGATGATTATTATCTAAAATTGGCTGAAGGACAGACGGAAGATTTTGTTAAGGTTTTTTGTTTAGGTGAGTATGGGAGCGTGGGTTTTGGAAAGAAAGTTTATCCAGAATTTAACGATTCTCTACATGTTGTAGAAGATATAGAAGCAATTCAAGGCGAGCCAATTCATCTGGGCTGGGATGGTGGTTTAACGCCAGCTTGTGTTGTAATTCAAATGTCAGAACGCGGCCAATTTCGCGTGCTTAAAGAATACTGCGGAGAAGACATGGGCATACGTACTTTTGCAGAGTCAGTAGTAATACCAAGCTTAGCTAGGGATTTCCCCTATTGCAAAATTGGTACTTCTGTTTTCGATCCGAGCGGCTCGCGCAGAGATGACATCATCGAAGAGATGTCAGTTATTGGAGAGCTTAATTCGTTGGGCATCAAAACTGAAGGCGGTAGAACCAATGAGATCGATGTGCGCCTAGCTGCAGTACGCTACTTTCTCAATCGTATGGCTGATGGAAAACCGTCTTTTATCTTGTCTAAAAAAGGCTGTCCAATGCTGCGCAAAGGTTTTATAAAAGACTACGTATATAAGCGTATTGCAGTAGGTGGCGAGGAGCGCTATAAAGATAAGCCGGACAAAAACATGGCATCTCATCCACACGATTGCCTGCAGTATATCGCAATGGAATTTGCATCTGATCAAATTGCTAAAGCAAAAGCACCGCGCGAACATGTCGACATGTTTAATCCAACTTTCCAATGGCAATCTTAAATGTGGCTTAAGTCTGAAAAGTTTATCTTATTGCGCGGAAAACCTCGTCGTTCAGGGCGGGGATGGATAGCGTTTTTTGTTTACCTTAACAATCTTCGCTATTACAATTCATTTTCCTTAAATGGACTACCGCAGGGCATGCGGAAAGTGACGCTTGTGGAGATATGAGTAGCGCTGTAAGGCACTCAGCCCAAGAACCCTCCGAAGTAAGTTAGCCAAAAATTGGCTAAACACCGTAGGAATCCCCGCTCTTTAGGACGGGGAGGACGTCAACACAAGTATATACCAAGATTTAATAAAAAGTGTAAGATAAAAACTAATGCGATAGTTGAACCAAAAACAAGCAATGATGCACTGATTAAATATTTGTCCAATCAATTAATCAGCCATTTGCCTGCCTCGGCTGATGAAGAAGTGATATATCAAGCTTATCTAACAAAAAGAGAAGCAGAATTGTGGTCTCTAGAAAATGATAGATTACTTTTGCATGAAAGAGCAAAGATTGGAAATCTATGTAATGTAAGACCGAATAATATAAGGCACAGATAATGAAGAATAATTGGGTGGTGAAATGAAAAATAACGAGCACACAAAGATTAAAGAAGTAGCGTGTGGCATTGAGACAAAGAAAGAAAAAGAATCTTTTGTTAAGTTAGACTCTCATAGGTCACAATTAAAAAATGAAGAATTATTTTACCGTGCACAACAACGATAAGGAGTTACATGATGTCTATTACAAACTTTAAGGTTTCATTTGCTGGTCAACAAGAGGGCGTAGTTCCACGCATTGGGCGATTATATGCGCCAGGTAGCACGCTAACCGAAATCTCAGCCGCCGGATTTTTAGATAACTATATTTTAAGTCAGGGATTTAGTGTGCTAGCAACAGATATCATTGCAGCTGTTGGATCGAATGGGACGCAGTGGTATAAGCCAGTCTTTAGCGCTAGTAATTCTTGTCGGCTAACTGTGTTGCCGTAATTTTATCGTTACATATCCCAGCATGATGCTGGGATATATATTTACTAAGGATGGTACTTTTTATGTCAGAAATACATGAGCCTGATACGATTTCGTCTGAAGAAATTAACGAGATGGATGAGAAACGCTTAGAGCAACTAGCAGAGTGGGATATTGACGAAGAGTACGTGCTTAGAAAAGCGAGAGAAAATCTAAATATCTGGCAAAACTATTTCAATGAAAACATTACCCGCGGTAAGGACGATCAAAACTTTTGTTTACGTGACCAGTGGACTGCAATAGAGCGCAGCGAGTTTACACGTCTCTTTAAACCAGCGATGACGTTCAATAAGCTTTATGATGCAGTAAAGAAAATATCTGGCGAGCAACGAAAAAATAAGCCTGACTTAATAGTTAGATCGCTTACGGGTAAAGCAACTCAAGAACAAATTGATTTGAGAGCTGATTTAGTGCGAACTATCAGTTATCAATCACAAAATGATCTAGTCTATCAATCCGCTTTTAAATCCGCTTTATTAATGGGCTTCGGAGCTTTTCAAATTGATGTGGACTATGAATCTCCAAAATCATTTAATCAAATCATAAAATTTAATCTAATTCCTGACCCTACTCACACTTCTTTTGATCCCTCGGCGTATAAGCCGCACAAAGGTGATGGAAATTTTTGTTCGCGCAATCATATTTTTTCGAAGGAAGAATTTGCAGCTACTTACCCATATATAAAAAATCCTGTTTCGTATAGCGATCCAAGAACTCTGTTGGATTTTCAGTGGGAAACTAGAGATACGATTGTCGTATGTGATTATTACGTCAAGGAATGGTATCCAATTATAATTTATAAGCTTTCTAATGACGAAACTGTTACAGCGGATGAGTGGGATGCAATGCAGCCGGCTATTAAGATGAAAAAGAAATTGGCGGCGCAATCTCAAGTTGTTGGCAATATAATATTGGATGAGATACCAGAAATTGTGCGCAAACGTCAATCCCAAGATTATAAAATCATGCATTATCGCCTTATCCAAAATCAAATCATTGAGTTTACCGAGTGGCCTTCTAAATATTTGCCAATCATTTTTGTTGATGGTGATAGCTCTTTTGTTGAAGGCAAACAATACACCAAATCCTTTATTCACGAAGCGCGTGACGCTCAGAAGTTTGTAAACTATGTGGGTAGTGAAATCGCAGCTGAAATTAAAAATCGCAGGCGCGAGCAATGGATTGGCACACCTGACAACATCATTGGCCAAGAACAAATGTGGCGAAATCCCGAGCTGCAAATGGGCATATTGATGGCCAAGCCAGATCCAAAGACTGGCCAAATGCCTGTTAAGATGCAAGCGTGGGATCTGTCGCCAGCTCTGATGGCAAACATGCAGCGCGGTGGACAAGACATAAAAGAAATTCTTGGGTTTTCAGAAACTGAAGCTTTAGAAGGTAGAGACATCTCAGGAAAAGCTAGACGCGAGCGAAAACTTGAAGGCTCGATGTCCGCTTATGTTTTTTTCGATAATCTAAATCAAGCTTTAGAGCAAGGCGGCCGAGTTGTACTCGATCTTTTACCTGCGGTCATGGGTGTTGATGAGCGGCACGTTGTGATATCAAAGAAAGACGGCAAAACTAAATCGATGGTGCTTAATCAAAAAATGGAAGATGGCACAATAAAGAATGAAATGTCCGGTGGCGCATATGACATTGAGATTGATAGCGGTCCATCATTTGCAGTTCAAAAAGATGTTGCGCTTGAATTCTTGCAGCAAACTCTCGCAGCTAATCCGCAGGCTTTCCCGCTAGTCGCTGACATTTGGGCTAAAAACTTAGATGTAGAATCTGGCGATCAGTTAGTTGAGCGCTTTAAAACACTTGTGCCAAAAGAAATTCTAGCAAAAGAAGATGGCACGCCACCACCACCACCTCAGCCAAATCCGCAAGCTCAAATGATGCAAATGGAGATGCAAGAGAAGATGGGTAAATTGCAAAATGAAGCTAAGAAAGTTCAAATTCAAGAGCAAGAGTTAGAACTTAAAAAACAAAAGATGATGGTTGAAGCGAAGGAACTAGAAATGCGTTTACAACAAGATACATCAGATCATTCTATGAATTTGCAACAATCAGAATTAACTCATCGTCATAATATGCTTAAGATAATAGCGGATTTACATAAGCACAATACATCTTTAGAACACAGCAAAAAAGAGTAAGTCAGAAGAAACCGAATTCGGCTTTGTTGAAACCGAATTCGGTTATCAAATCTCATACGTCCTGCATTACACCAGTGTACCTGTTTTAATCATCTAATTAGCGTAAAATTGAACACATTAACGCAAATGTCGGTTTGCGGGGTGACGACCATCTTAAGTCGGGGCTAATAAAATGCCAAATGGAGTCAAGATGCAAGAGCAAAGCGAAAATTTATCTAGCGAAGAGCAACAAAATATTGCTGGTCAAGCAAATGAAAGTATGGGGATACCTGAGAAAGCTAATCAAGATCAGCCTGTCGAAGGTTCAGAATTGCCGCAATACGCCAAGGAAAGATTAGGGCGTCAACAAAAGCGGCATGATAGAGAGATGAGAGAGATGCGGCAACAAATGCAACAAATGCAGCAATCTCAACAATCAAATCCTGGCTCTCAAGAACAGCAAATGCCCCCAGCTGCGCAAGCCGGTGGTGGTGGAGTAGATGATCAGATCCAAAGGGCTGTTTCTTACGCGCTCAACCTTCAGAAAATGGAAGAGCAGAAGGCGAAAGATTCAGAGAAAGCCGCTCATGTGCATCAACAGTACCAGAATTTGCAAGATCATCTGGACAAAACTTCTGATAAATATGACGACTTTGACGATGTTGTTCGTGGCGATAATGTGCCATTTACAGCGGCAATGCGAGATGCAGCGCTTTTAATCGATAACCCTGGTGACGTGTTTTACAAACTCGGCAAAAATAAAGATGAGTTAGCTCGAATATCTAAACTTCATCCAATTGATCAAGCGAGAGAAATAAATAGACTGTCGTTTGCTTTGGCTGGTGGCAATAAAGCCGGAGAAGCTAATTCTCCGAAGCAAATGGGCCAGATCAAGAGCAATCCAACCGGCAGTCAAGATGTTACGGATAACACTAGCGTCGGAGAAATCCGGCGCCGGATGAAGGCGGGTTGGAAGTAAAAAAGTAACGCCTCTCGCAGGATGTGAGAGGTTATACCCAAGCGACTATCCGCCATTTAATGGATTAAATGGAGATTGGAAAAATGCCTAATCAATTTATTACTACTCAATTAGTATCAAACACCGCACTTGCTATGTTTGCTAACAATGCCCCTTTTGTAATGACCGGCTCACGTATTTACCAAGATGACTTTACATCTTCTGGTTATAAAATCGGTGATACATTACAAGTACGTCGTCAAAACAATTTTATTGTTGGTGATGGTGCAACTGCTGTACCGCAAGATATCGTTGAAACTGTTGAAAACATCACTGTTGCGCATCAATATCACGCTTTGATTGCTTACACCGTGCAAGATCTTACTTTGCGTATTGAAGATTTCTCAAGACTGTTTATTCAACCAGCAATTCAAAACATTGTTACACAGATGGAACGCGATATTTCTACTGCTGGCGAGTTAACACTTAACTATTTTTCTGGTACAGCTGGTACGCCTATTAACTCTTTTACATCAGTAGATCTTGCTGGTGCTAAATTGTTAGAGCAAGGTGTAAACATCGCATCTGATGCTTACTTGGCAATGACGGTTCGAGACGGTTCATCTTTGAAAGGTGCGTTGTTAAATAACTTCACACCAGTATTCAACGAGGATATCGTGCGTCAATCAGCGATTGGTCACTTGTCATACTTCGACATTTTCCAATCTCAAAATATCGTGCGTCATACAGCTGGTGCAGGACCAAGCTTAACCCCTAGTGATACACTGTTAGTCAACGGTGCGGTTGCTTCAGGTAATACTATTGTATTATCCGGCGCTAGTGCGTCAGTTGTTAACTATTTCCTACCAGGTGATTTAATTTCTATCGCTGGCGTACGTTCTGTTAATCCGTTAAGTCGCGAATCAACTGGGCAGAATATGCAGTTTGTAATCACTGCTGCAGCTAGTTCATCAGCTGGCGGCGCGGTAACAATCACTGTTAGCCCAAGCATTATTTCAGCTAGTTCTAGCCCATTGAAAAACGTTGATAATGCAGTACCTAGCAATGCTGCTGTAACAGTTGTACCGAATTATAATGTCAACATCGCTTATCCGTCTCGTGCTTTGGATATCGTATGTCCTCCACTTTATAAATTACAAGTTCCT